TTATTAACCAGTGTTCTACCAAACTTAATAACTTCGTTAATTGTCATTTCAGTAGGTTTTTTAGGTGGTAACGCACTTCTACCATAGTTTGCTACCATATCATATGGTGTTTCTATAATATTTTTTGCTCTCTCAGGAACTAAATCTAATCTATCAGTTCCCTCACTTTCAGAGATTATATCTAATAATATTTGAGCAAAATTACCGTATCTATCAGTAACCTCTTGTGCTGTTGCCATGTTAAATCCCTTTACTGAAAAAAATACAAACAATAAAGGTAGAATAAATAATTGTTTATTCACCTTTTGCTAACGTCTGTATTTCTAAACGCATACCTTCCATACGTTTTAAAATATGTAGCTGTCCTTGCGCTCTATATATTTTAACTTCATCATCGCTTTGTTCTAAAGTACGATAAGCATCTTCTTTTTTTGTATCTAAATATATTAATAATAACTCATCAAAGTCTGGTGTATTGACAAGAGGTAGTAATTCTCTCGCAGTTTTTGAATCAAGCATTACCTGCACCTTGTTGTAACATTGCTATTAACTCAGGAGGAAGTTGTTGCCCTCCTCCTTGTTGAGCCTGTTGTTGTTGTCGTTGTGTACCTGCATTAGGTCCACCACCTGTAGCAAATCCACGCTCTCCTGGAGCAGGAGCTTGTCCTGTTCCTATGTTACCTGCTCCTGAACCTGTTGGATCCATAGCTGGTTCAGGGTTTTGCTCTGCCATTTGTTGTTGCATCTGTTGTAGCAGTATAGCCTGTCTAAATGCTTCTTCAGGATTATTTGTTACCTTATCTACATCTAAATCCATAGTTGCTGCTATCTCACGCATAATATATGGAAACTTAGCAAATGGTGCTAGAACAGGGTTACTTGCAATCTGTAAGAAACTAATAAGACGTTGTGACCTAACTTCGTTCTTCATGAAGCTTTCTGTGCCTCTAGCTCTAATCTCTAGATCACCTCTTATCTCTGGATCAAAATCAAATTGCATATTAAATGCAAACAAAGCATCTCCCATTGGACGCAACATATAATCATCTAGATTTTTTATAACTGTACGAATTGAGTTACTTGCTGCACCCATTAACATAGATATACCTGATGCAGTTCTACCTGTACCCTGAACGCCTGTTTGTCCGTATGAGTAAGAAGGTAGTCCTGATGACTCATCTGACAATACTCTTGCCTTGTCAAATAACATCATATTTTCACTTGACACGTTTGGAAACTTAGTACCAAATATAGCTTGACCCGGCGCACCACCTTGTCTTCTAAATATTTTACCGGGATATACTGTAAGATCCTGACCCGGTGCTAAGTTTGTTTCATCTACCTCAATCAATAGATTACCAGATAATACAGCATTGTCAACTGCTAATCTCATAAAACCATTCATTAATGTTTGGGTATCGTCCATATTCTCTGCTAGACCTACACCAAAAAAACTATATGGATTAATCTCGTATGGACTCGCAACGTATGGAATACGTTTTGGTGTAAATGGATTAATTACTAAGCGTAACAGTTTTCCGTTACATACCCAAGCGTTAATCTGTATTTCATCATCTGGATGATCTTCTAACTCTAGATCGTTATCTTCTACTATTTCTTTGTCTACAGTACCCCAAAACTCTAGTACCTCAAACCTTTCTACATCCCCACCATATGAAGAGAAACCTTCTCCACCAAACTCTGAGGTAGTATCATTGTCATTTAAACTGTCTTCCCACCATTCTTGGTTATAGTTTTCACCTTCTTTAATTGCTTCTTCAATTGCAGTCTTTCTAAAATATGGACGCTTCTTTAATGCTCTCATTTGAGATCTAGTGAGCCTATGTCTTTCAACAGTATAAGTTGCATCTTCCATATTGTGTGCATCAGGATCAGGATAGAAATCCCAAACTGATACATATTCTACTTTAGGAACTGTTTTAGTAATAGGATTATATTTACCTTCTTCATCCCAATCAGGATATTCTTTATCGTTTGCAAACGGTCCTTTCATAATTGCAGTTCCAAACAAGACACATTCAAAGCAAGAAAATCTAAGATGTTTATTTGCAGAGGATTCCTCTAACTGATCTTTAATTTTCTTTTCCATCTTCTTTGCTGCAACCATAGCAGGGTGAAATGTAATTGCTGATTGAGTTTTACCCGGTCCTTCTTCTAATCCTTCAAGTTCTTCAAGTTCTTGTCTAAGTGGTCCTAATCTTTCTTGAAGAGTTTCAGTTGTATCACCGGGAAGTAAGTCTTTGCCATCACCCGGACTACCATATAGATCTTTAAACTCAGCTATAGTTTTCTTTTGTTCTTGCTCTTTAGGATCTATACTTGCTGTATCTACTACACCTTCAGGTAAAGTTGTTGGCTCGACACCAATAGGAAATCTATTCTGACTAAATAGAACATCTATAATTTGACCGTATGCTGCAAGAACTTTTGTTTTTGTTACTTTAATAAAGACGCGAGACTTTTCTGTTTCAGTAAATTGAACATCAGGACCATATATACCACGATAGTTTTTATATGCTTTTATCCAACGATCTTCATCTGAGTATCTTCTATCTTTAGCACGTTCAAATCGTCCTTTAACATAACTAACTAAATTAGTGTATGATGAATCTAGATCTGATTTATCATCATCTAAGATTCTTATTTCATTTGTTTCGTCTGCCACGCGACATTTTCCTTTTCGGTTGTATTCGTCTGTTTTCACTCTTAGGAATGACTTTTAGATTAGAACGTCTATTATCTAAAGGATTTCCATTTACATGATGAACTTCTGAACCTTTTGGTGGTTTTAGCATTCTATTGGCTCTATTCCTACTAGCCCTTGCTGCCTTTGCTTTTGCACCACCTGCCTTGTGTTCTTTTTTATAATTTCTAGGCTTTTTCATATTAGTCCTTTGAGTAAGCTGCCCATATTAAAGTTCCAGCAGCAAGCATTAATGCTAAAACTATAAGTATATATACAAAAACCATTTTCAATATCCAAAGGTTGAATCAGAAGGTTGATACCTTACCTTTGGTGTATTCTCGTATGCTACTCTTACATTTGTAGGTCTAGACATTATCATATACCTCAGTGCATCATACAAGTGGTCTTCAGCTTTGGTATCAACATCTTCAGGATTACGAGAGTCAACTGGTAACGCTGCTAACTGACTAATAAGATTTCTACAATTATCCATTATCATTAGCTTCGGTTCCTCTGTCTCCTCGTCTACCACCAGACGTTTATGCATTTCAATCTTACCTGCAACTCTAGAACCAGGCGATCTATCTGATGGTCTAAATCTACATCCTTCCCTATTTAGCGTTTCTGCTATCGATGGTCCTACATCACCTCTTTTAGCCCAACATGAGCTATCTAGTAATGCATCTTGTATTCTACCATCGTTCTCTTCTAATTCCATAATTTTCTGACCTAATAGATCAGCAGTCAAACGGTTAACGTACAACTCTCGATATATCCACAAACAACCATCAAAATCAACAGCCCCCCATAGAACAGCGGAGTGGGCCGCGTATCCGAAGTCGGCTGCTCTAATCTTCGTCCAGCCATGCGGAACTTCAAAACTTTCGCACGTATGCACTGTCTTATCAAACTCAGGAAATGCACCTTCTTCAATTACATCCCAATCGCCATATAAGAACTGCTTTCTCTTAACTTCAGGTAGAGAAGCAAGCATTGCAACATAGCTACCATCTTGTGTCAAGTAAGGGTTATCCCAAACTGACGCTGAAATAAACTTTCTAGTTATCTCGCTTGTTAATGTTTTACCGTCTAATTCGTACTCTATCTTTTCAGTTACTTTAGTATTTGGTTCAGCAGGATCTATAAACATTTTCTTGACCCATGCAGATCCTACGTTACCGGGGTTTCCTGTAGCCCTCATGTGTAAAGGAATAGTGGGATCTGTAGTACGCAAAGATGATCTTAAAAAGTGCCAAACATCAGGACTTGCATACTGTGGTAATTCATCTACTCCAATCCAAGAATAAGACTGACCTTGGTATCTTAGAACATCTTGTAAGTTCTCACAGTATCCAAACTCTAGTCTTGCTCCACTAGGAAAGTACCAAGTGTTTTCTTGACTTTTCCATTTAGCTCCAGGTTCAGCTTTCGGATATAGTTGTTGCGTCTGAAATATAACATCTCTCAACTCAGGCATAGAACGTCTAATAAGTAACATTCTAGCAGCAGGTTTCTGTGTAAATCTTAGTGGTGCTATCAGTAAACTATATGTCTTACCTCCACCTCTTGCACCACCATAAAATACTTCTCGTTCATTCGCAGATAAAAACTTTTCTTGTGGACCAGGATTAGGTCTAAAAAGAACCTCACGTTTAACTTCGGACTTATCCGTAAAATCTATAACCTCTGTTTCAACTTTATCTGTTTTTAATGCTTTATTTAATCTTCGTTTTGCTTGATCTGCTTTGATTCTAGTTTGCTTTTCTGTGTTTTTGAGGTCTTCAATTTTTCGTTGCTTGGGAGATAATAAACGTCTGCGAGACTTTCTCCTATCTTCCAACTCCTCTTCAGTCCATGCCAACTTGTGTAACCTAGTAGCAGACAATTTTCTACCAGTTTCATTTTCTAACCACGATGCTACTTTCCTAACCGAATGACCCCCATCACGTATTTGCACAATTGCACGATCCAATCGTTCAAACGCTTCAAGGTCTGGAATATACCATCCTGAATCTTTTGAATCGACAGAGTGATCGTAGCCCCAAGGCTTTCTGCCCACTGCTTTAATTTTTGTACGTGCTTCATTAGTCCTCCGCTTGGTCATTGTCTTCCTCAAGAGGTGGTAATATTACTACAGCAGAAGTATTACCTTTATGTTCTATCTTCTCTGTTTTAACAATACCTGCTCTATCTAGAATTTCTTTTGCTGCTGCAAGTCTCTCACGATTACCTAGTGCGCTAGGATCATCAAGAACGCCAGACATAGACAGCACCGCTTTAGGTGCATTAGCAGCCAGCATATTTTCTGCACGTTCTATAATATCTGATTTAAGTGTACGTATAAGTCTGGCAGGATACTCTGTAGGTGCATAACCTGCAATATTCATAGCTTGACGAAAGTTACCATTAGCCTCGCCAAACAATGCATTTAAAAATGTCTCCTGCTGCTCAGTCATTTTGGATCACCATAACGTGGTCCTCCGTTTTTCAATCTACCTCTTCCACCCATTTTAACAGTAGCAGTAGCCTTCTTATAAAGTCCACCCTTTTTTGTAAATTTAGGTTCTTCATTTACTCTACTAGGATTTACATTTTCAGGTTGACCCCAAGGATTCTCTCGCTGTTCATGGGCTTCATCTATTACTTTTTGTCTTTGATGTTTAGGAACGAGCTTACCGTCTTTATATACTTCTAAATCCATTATCAGTAGCCTTTCTTATACATTCCACCTCGTTTGGTAAAACCACCTTCTCGCATACCATATCGTTTGTTTAGTATACTTCCACCACTACGGAAGTTAGCACGATCTGTATCCATACCTTCATCAGTTGTATCAAAAGTTAATCCAAACATTCTACGTTTACCTGTTTCTAAAGGTCTTAGTTTAGGTGTAACATTTTTTTCTTTTTGATCTTCTCTTCCACCTGAATCAGAAATTATTGTTCTCTTTGGTTTTTTAGATTTAGATTTAGATTTGTCGGTATTAGTACGATTACGTTCTGCTCTTTTTGCTTTGCTTGGATCTGTTATCTCTGGAGCTGCAACTTTTGGAGTAGTTGATTTAGGTGATTTAGATATAGGCTCTCCTATTCTTTTTGGAGTAGGATCTACTGTTTTAGGTTTATCGTCATCCCTCATTGCTCTAGAGACAATAGCTGCAGCTCCTGTTCCACCAACTACAGGAAGTAGTATCTTCCTACCAAAATCAGAAAACTTCATATTAGTTTTTGGATCTGGTTTAGTTTGTTTAGTTTGTTTCTTTTTTGGTTTTGATTTTGATCTGTTAGCTGTTGTAGGTGCTTTTACTTTACGCGCACCGTTACCTGATTGTAATTGTTGCACTTGTCTTTTAGCTGCTGTATTTGTTGCTACACTTCTAGGATTTTCTGGTGCAGGTTTTTTAGTTCTTCTCTGCTTTCTTTTTTGTGTGGCAGTATTAGATGCA